TTTTGCTGCTTTCCATTTTGATTGATTTTTGATATAGGTTAAAGATTCAGAAATATATCGTTTAGTTTGTCGTTGTTGTGGTTTTATTGGTGCCGCTGTTTGTTTTTTTGGTTTAACTTCAACGAGAAATGTTTCTCCATTATTAAATCGAATTTTAAAATCTAAAAAATACCGATGAATTTTATTGTCGGTTTCACATAAATATGGTATAATTATCTCTTCGGAATTCCATTCAACAACGTTCGGGTTTTCGTCACACCAACGCATGACTTGTCGTTCCCATAATGAGCGAAAAATGATATTATTTTTATCTCCTTTATATTTATTAGGATTTTTTGGTTTGAATTTTCCCTTATATGCCATTTTTTTATTTTTATCTTTATAATAACAAGTATTTATATAAGGAGTATAAATAATATTAAATATAATACTGGCTATAATACCACTAAAAAAGAAAAATAATATGCCAACTGCATTAAGATACCCATTAAGCGAATTAGATACAGACGTTAAATCTACTAGAGTAAAATTTACGGCATCGGAAACCGGAGAAACATCACAAGTAGGTTCTGTGATGTTATATATGCCACAGGGAGTTTCTTTTGGCGATGCTGCTAATTATGGAACTTTTGAAATGGGCGCTCTTGGTGGTGCGATTCAACAAAAAGTAATCGATGAAGTAAAATCCGAGTTAGATTCGAAAGGTGTTACAAATATAGATGCACTGGGATTAGGGATGAAATATGCTACATCTTCTTGGAATCATATGGTGAATAAAGATAATTGGAGTTCGATTGGAGGAAGTTTAAGTGCATATTTAGCCCGTAAATATGCACCACAAAACATTCAAGAACAAATTCGTTATAATACAAAACAAGTATTGAACCCGAACACACACACATTATTTAATAATGTAGAAGTAAGAACCTTTTCATTTTCTTTTAGAATGATTGCAGAAAGTTTTGAAGAATCAAGAACAATAATGATTATTAATAACTTTTTTCGAGAATATATGTATCCTGAAACACAAGCAGGTGGTTTTTTAATAAAATTTCCTGTGACCTGGGACATCAAATTTTTATATGGAACTGGTTCATCTTATGAAGAAAATCATTGGATACCAAAAATCCACAAATGTTTTTTGACATCCTTTAATACAACATATAATAATGAAGCAAATTCATTCCATAAACAAGGTGAACCATATGATGTTTCTGTTTCAATGAATTTTACAGAAACAAAGGCATATGATAGACAAACTATACTAAGTGGACAATAACCTACATCGCCATTAACTCAAGTATAAAAACATCAATGATATGAAGAATTATTTTTCCTTTTTTCCGATACGAGAAAATTATCCAGTTTTCTTAATCAATGATAATAATACAAAAGAAGTACCTATAAAGATTACTTTTCCAGATTTTTTTAGATTTATTGGTCTTTCCTATCCTGGTTCAAATGACAGTTCATTTTATTATGAAAATATTCAAATACTTGATGGTGAAAGACCGGATCAATTATCATATAGATTATATAATAATATGTCTTATTATTGGACATTCTTTTTAATTAATGAAAATCTTAGATTAGGAGAGAATCTTCAATGGCCATTGTCAAGAAAACAATTAGAACGCAAAATGTTAATTGATTTTGAAGGTCAAACTATCATTACATATAATAATAAAAATATAACACCATTAAAGAATCCAATTGTATATTCCAAACGTAAACCATTAACAGGAAAATTTCAATTAGGTGAAAGAGTAAAAGGATTAATTTCTAACGTTGAAGGAACTATTATTAATATTCGACCTAAATATGGACAAATTCGCGTCAATGATATATCAATTGTTGATAAAGCATTTTTCCAACAAGGAGAAAGTATTCAAGGAATGACTTCTGGAGATGTGATTATATGTGATTCGGCATTACTCAGTTATGCAGCAGTATACCGTTATATTGATCCAGAAACCGGAAGAGATATTGACAATAAAAATTTCATATTCATAGATGAAACAGCGCCAACAACAGGTCTTGATTCTATATCTTTTAAAGATCATTTAGAACAAACAAATGAACAACTTAGAATGATTAGGGTTTTGAAAAAAACTTCTATACAACAATTTGTTCAGAATTTTTCACAATTAATTAATCGAGAAAGAAGAGATATAGTATGAGTACAAAAATAGGAATTCCTATTTATAATGTCGAAAACAACGGAGCATCCTCAGATGCTATTGAATCCCATGTAAAAATAGAGAAAGTAATATTATATTCTACTTTTAATGGTGAAGCATATAATGTAACATTATCAACTATTGAGATAGAAATTACTGAATCTGTACATTCTATAGCTGTTGTTGGTGCAATTACCATAGTTGATAATTTCAACTTTTTTAATGAAGCGAGAATTAATGGACAAGAAAAATTATTATTTACCTTTGTAAGATTTAATCCGAGTTCGCAACAATATGAGACAAAGATTGATAGAGAATATCTTGTTACTAATATTCGTGGTATTTCTAGAGGTGAATTTAGAGGTGCCTTTATATTAGAATTTGCTTCACCGCATATATATGTTGATAGAACAAAACGTATAGGTCGTGCCTATGGTTTTGTTGAATTGTCTGGTTCTGATACAGCATTTCCATATGAACAATCACCCAATGATATATCTGGTGGTAAAGAAAGTATTGCTGCATGGAGATCAAAATATACCACAGATTCTAACAAAAGAATTGAATATGCATCAATATCTGAAATTGTTCAGGGTGAACCCAGTACAAATGTTGATACACCAGCAAGTAGACAAAATTCATTTAAATATCCAGAAGAATTTATTTATGATATTTTAAGAAATGACTTAAATTTACCAGCGTCAAAAGTATGGTTATATCCTGGTTCTAGTGCTAATAGAATGAAAATAATTGTTCCTAATTGGAGACCAATTCAAACAATTAAATGGCTATTAAGAAATACATTTTCAAAAAAAGCTGATAAAATGTCAGGAACATCACATGGACATCCTTGGTTTTGTTATGATACTTTATTAGCAGGAATTCGAATTGAACCATATGAAATGTTAATAAAATTTCAATCCGAAGATGGTTTTTATGTCGAAGAATCGTCTGTAGCTTCACCGGAAGAATTAGGTGGTACTGGTAGAACTGGTAAAATTATGACAGGAACATATAAATATAATCCACAATATACTCCTGATCCACATTCAAAATCATATTTTGTTGATGTTCATCGAAAAATTTTAGAAATAGAAATTGGACATACATTTGATAAGTTTACAAATGCATCAAATGGAACATATTCTTCGTATGAATGGTTTGTTGATATTGCTACTAAATTTACTATGCCAAATATTTATGTTCCTATTGAGAAAACACATATCTTTTATTCTGATAAAACAGTTATTCAAGGCCAAGATACATTAAAATCTGATCATTATTTAAGTTATGCTGATGATGTTTCTAATGGTGCTGTCGATTTAGAAAATACAAATTATACATATTATGTTCCATTTAATAGTGCATTACATGGATTCACTGAAGACACGTATTTATATAATCATGCATTTGGATTTCCAGATGTAGGTAATAGTAGTAGTCCAGGAATTGGTAATAGAACACCATCTCCGCCCATGCCACCTTCACCTATAGATATGAATGAACCTACAGATGATGCAACTTTACCACCTGGAGCGCCAATGAAGCCAGGGACATATACAATTACATCAAAATATGGAGATAGAATTCATCCTATTACCGGAGAAAAGCAATTCCATACAGGAATTGATTTGGCTGCAAACACCGGAACACCCGTATATTCTCCATATGAAGGAACAGTTGTTTATGCAGGTTCCGCTGGAACGGCAGGAAATTTAATTACTATTGAACATCCTGATGGAATTCGTACTAGATATATGCATTTAGATTCGATTAATGTAAAAAAAGGAGATATCGTTAGAAGTGGACAAAATATTGGTGGTGTTGGATCAACCGGAAGAAGTACAGGACCACATTTACACTATGAAGTATATAAAAATGGAAATCCAATAAATCCAGAACCATATTTGAATGCTTCGTCTAGTGATTCTGGTGGTTCTGGCGGTCCAAGTGATTCTTATCCACAATCAGGTCAAGTATGGAATTCTTCACCATATGATAGGACATCAAATAGTGTAGGTGTTTCTCAGGCTGATTGGGATACATATAGACGAACTGTAGCACATATTGAAAGTGGTTCAGAAGGGTATTCTGTTGTCGGAGGGTCGGGCAATCATTATGAAGGCGCATATCAAATGGGAGAAGCAGCGCAAGCAGACGCAGCGCAATCATTAGGAATTTCTAATCCATCAAGAGCAGAATTTCTCGCAAAACCCGATCTACAAGAAAAAATGTTTGATGCCTATACAGCTAGAAACCATGAAAGTCTAATGTCTAATGCTAAATATCGAGCACTTTCCCCGCAACAAAAATTGGCTGTATTAGGATATGCTCATAATCAAGGTGCAGGTGCAGCATCTAAATGGTTAAATGGTGGTGAAGTTGGTACAGATGGTTTTGGAACAGCCGGAACAAAATATTCAGATGCGATTACTGCTAATTTAAATAGCGATGAAATTAATATTACACCAGGAGGTGGTGGAGGTGGAGGTACACCAGGAGGTACACCAGGAGGTGGTGGTGCTTCCGGAGGTGGTGGAGGTTTACAAAGTTATGATCCTTCTGATTTAGGTAGAATTGGTCGATTTGGCGATAAAATAAGAAGGAATATGAATGCATATCAACTATCAATAAAAGTTTTAGGAGATTTTAAATTAAATCCCGGAATGGTAGTAGATATTGAAATCCAGAAAACTATTGATCCATCTTTATTACCATTTGTTGACGGTAAAAAATCAGGCAATACATACGTGGATGAATATCTTTCTGGTTTATATTTTGTGACTGAATGTAAGCATGTTTTTAAAGAACAAACCTTTTTTACTTATGCAACAATTAATAGAGACTCTACACCTTTAGATTTGGATTAAATTATATGGATAGAGAATTAGATTTTTTTCAACAATTAGGTGATAGACAAACACCTTTTACTGGTGTGGTCGAAGATAGAAATGATCCAGCACGAATGGGAAGAGTCAGAGTTAGAATATTTGGTGTTCATTCAACAGATAGAAGTGAAGTTCCAACAGAAACATTGCCCTGGGCAACTCCATTATTACCAGTAACAATGTCTGGTTTAGGCGGAGTTGGAGCAGCGCCAACTGGATTAATTGAAGGTACGTGGGTAATGGGAATTTTTAGAGATGGATTTTCTTGTCAAGACCCAGTTATTATAGGAGTGATTCAATCAAATTCTCCACCGAAATGGACAGGATATTCTAATGTGATTCAATCAAATATTTCCGAATCAATTGCTAGGGATATACAACAAGAAGCATCAAAATCTCTCGAAGAAATAATAGATGAATTAAATGATAGTTTAAAAAATAATAATGAATTAAAGGAAAAATTACAAAAAGAAGTATCTGATATATTAAAAGAAGTTCTTTCTGAAAAAAATATAAACACGTTGGATGATTTTATCAATCATCTAGAAGATATTGATGGTTTTACAAAACAAATCGATGATATAACAGATATTGTATCAGATAAGGTTATTTCTAACCTAGAACCAGAATTTATTAAACATTATAATTTATCTGAATTAGACACCGGAATAAAAAATAAAATCAATCAACAAATTCAATCAGATGTTAATGCAAAATTAACAAATAAAACAGTTCAATATCAAGTGGAAAAAAACAATGAGCAATAATTTAGATTTCGATGGTTTTATTTACGATGTTTCGAATACTGTTGTGACAGATGCTATTAATATAGTAACAACCGAATCACAAGAAGAAAGTTCTGATTTTTTTAATGCAATAAAAACTGCCAATGAATTTCAATCTGTATATGAATCAGTACAAAATGAAATTTCAGGTATAGTTAATAATTCTATTGCTGATTTTGAATTTGATGATTTAATTAACAATATTATTTCAATTAGTGCTATAGAAGGATTTTCTAAATTTATTTTTGGCGTTATTGAAAGACCATTTATAATTTTAGAAGAATTGTTCAATGTATTTTGGGACCCATTAGCTTCTTTTATCACGAATTCCGTAATAAATAGAGACTTTTTTTATTATTCAATAAATGGAGTGCCCAATGAACAAATTCCTGTATCTTTTACTGATATAAGAAAAAATGTTTTACCAGGAACATTATATGAAAGACCATTGACAAAACATCCTTTATTTCCTTCTGAACCTGATATACATCGTGTTTGTAGAGGTGATAAAACCGTATATGAACCGGGTGGTATGAAATATAATTTTGATAAAGAACGCGATCCTTTATTATTAGAACCACCAATGGAGTATAATCCTACATATCCATATAATCATTATTCTGAAACAGAAGCAGGACATATTTTTGAATATGATGATACACCGTCATATGAAAGAATTCAAGAAAGACATTGTTCTGGAACAGGATATCATGTTAATCCGGATGGAACAAAACAAACAAGTGTTGTTGGAGATGACTTTAAAGTTGTTTTTAGAGATAATAAGGCTCATATTTTTGGAAGATTGGAATTATATGTTGACAAAGAAGCTGAAATTTCTATTAATGGTAATGCAAAAATTAATGTTGGAAGAGATGCGGTGATTCATGCCAGAAGAGATATTTGGCTTAGAGCATTAAGAGATATCAATCTTCAAGCAGGGAGACATATTACCTTAGAGGCAGATACTAATAAAGAAGATGAATATATTGGTAGAATCTCTTTAAACAGTCTTACACATATTCCTCCAATGTCTGACTATGTTCCACCAGTGATTGTGCCTCTTTATCCAGAACAAGGCCCTCATGAAATGACGGTTCCGCCAATGGCCGAACAATTTATGTTAAATCATGAAGGAATTCCTGATGCATTAACAACAATAAGTTCTGGCGCTGTAAAAACTGGTATGTCTCGTGGACAACTAGGTTCAGAAGAATGGGTTAATCGACAACCAGATATTGTTTTACACAAAGAAGAAGATAATTCTGGTGGTGGAGGTGGAGGTGGTGGAACACCAATAACTGGAAATGATTTAGGAGGATTTCTTAGTGGTGACATTGGAAATTTAAGAGACCCTGCGAATCCAATATATGACCTACAAATTTCTAAACATTGTTATGTCCGCGATTTAACATTATCTTGTTATTACCCTCACTATTTACGTGACTCTCAATGTGGTTTAAGTTTGTTTCAAATTCTTGCTAATTTAGCGCGATTGGCTGCAACAGCAGTTGATCCATTATATGAAAAATATGGAGGATTTGTTAATAATACATATGATAGACCAAAAGGAAGAATGAGAATTACTTCTGGATTAAGAAAACCATCAACATGTCGATCTTGGCATGAAAAAGGATGTGCCTTTGATATGCAATTAGTTGGTGTAGGAAAAGGATATTATTATGATGAAGCAGTATGGGCAAAACAAAACATAAGCGGTTTTGATCATATTTTATTAGAATATAAAACAACCGGCTCTAGACTTCCCTGGATACATATCGGAGTAACCGGTGCCAGTAGAGGACTAACAAAAACTTTTATGAATCATACTGTCCATCACAATACAAAATTTGTTAATCTTCTACATAAAAATAAACCAATAGAACAAAAACATCATAAAGTAGAAGTATAAATATAGTAAAGATGTCCACTAATATTTCAAAAATTTTTACTTATCAAGATTCATCTACTATAAATGAATATATTGATATATATTCAAAAGATATTCTGTATTCTGATTTTGATTTAAGAATGATACAACATCCTATAACAAATAAACTTGTTGTATTAAAAGAAGAACAATCCGTACAAAGAGCGTTAATTAATTTAATATTAACTGAACCAGGAGAAAGACCTTTTCATCCGAAATATGGTACACCTTTAAATGGTTATTTGTTCGATGTTGATTTTATAAATCCTTTAGATTTAGAAGATCAAATAGAAAGATCAATTAAATTATTTGAACCAAGAGTAAAAGTAAAAACAATTAAAACTATCGATGGAAGAGATGCAAATTCAATAGGAGTCGTAATAGAATATTCTATTATTAATCTTTCATCAACAAATAATTCATTTAAAATAACTTTACAGAAATTGCGATAAATGTCTATTAATAATAATAATATTACTAAATTAAAAGGAACTAATATTGGATTTGATTTTGATACAATAAAAGAAAATCTCAAATCCTTTCTTTCTGGTCAAAGTGAATTTTCTGATTATGATTTTGAATCGTCTGGATTAAATATTCTGTTAGATGTTCTTGCTAATAATTCTCAGATGTTAGCAATGATTGCTCATTTAGGGTTAAATGAATCCTTTCTTTCTTCTGCACAAGCTCGTGCAAATGTTGTTTCTCTAGCTAAACAATTGGGGTATACACCAACATCCGTTTCGTGTGCATTAGCAACAATTGATGTCACGGTAGTGCCTCCAGAATTATATAATAATAATACAGCATTTCTTCCACAATATACTAAATTTTCTTCTTTTGGTCTTGATTGGTATACAACAAGTCAACACACATCAACAAGAAATGCTCAAGGTAATTTTGTGTTTGATGGAGTGACACTTAGACAAGGAGTTAGAAAAATCATTCGTTATTATTTTGATGAAAAAAATCAATATGCTAAATTTGAAATACCAGATAGAGATGTCGATATTACAACACTAAAAGTTCGTGTAAAACAATCTGAATCTACTACATTTTTTACTACATATAATGAGTTCACAACATTTTCTGCTATTGATGAAACATCTCCTGTTTACTTTTTAGAAGAAAATTCATTAGGACTATACGAAATATATTTCACTGGTTCAAATTTAGGAATTTCTCCGAGTGATGGAAATTTAATAGAACTGGAATATTTTTATTCTGTCGGCGCTTCTGCAAATAATATATCTAATTTTACCTTATCTGATACAATTATTTCCAATTTAGAAAAAGTATATATTACAACAGTAACTCCTGCCAGGGGTGGTGGTGACAAAGAAACGATTGAATCTATTAGATTCAATGCACCACATTTTTTTGAAGCACAAAATAGATGTGTAACCTATAAAGATTTTGCCGCAATTATAAAAAAAGAATTTCCGCAAACCGAATCTATTAATGTATGGGGAGGCGAAAATACAACGCCAGCAGAATATGGTCGAGTATATATCTGTGTAAAACCAAAAGATTCGGATGCACTATCACAAACATCAAAAGATTTTATTTTAAATAATATTCTTAGTGGAAAACGTATTACAACAATCACTCCAAAACTTGTTGATCCTGAATATACTCAAATAGGATTAGATATAGTTGTCCGATATAATGAAACACAGACAACAAATACACCACAAGATATTATTAATATTATTCGAAACAATATAATAACATTTGAGAATACCTTTTTGAAATCTTTCGATGGGGTTTTTAGACATTCTCAATTAATTAGAGCAATTGATTCGTCCGAATTTTCAATTCAAAGCAGTACCATAAGAACTTATCTATTAAAAAATATTACTCTGTCATCTTCATTTGATAATGATTTTGAAATATATGTTCCTTCAGAATTTTATGATTATGATGATGATAATATATTTATTAAATCATCCAACATGGTGATTAATGGTCGAATACATTATCTTACAGACAAACAAGATATTAATGATGGAAATAAAAGACAATTAATATTAATTTCAATTGGTTCTCAAGGAAAACAAATAATAGAAAATGTTGATATTGGATATATTGATATTCAAACCCAAAGAATCTATATCTACGGTTTTAGACCAGATACAGATACCCAATTAAAAATATATATCAATCCTAAATCTTCTGATGTTGTTCCAATGCAAAATCAATTGCTCCGTTTTGATCATAATGAAATAAAAATAGAAGTAGAACCAGATTATTTTAGTAGTCAAAATTCATTGAGTTCTTCTAGATTCAATACTACAAATAAAAATGCAATTTTCTTTGAATAAAAAAGATGTCTACGACTGAAGAACAATTTGAAATAACAAATGTTAATTCATTAAATTATAGAAAATCTTTAATTTCTACAGCCAGTGTTGTTGGGAATGGAAGAAAATCTGTTCCTTTGGATTTTTCTTCTGAGTCATCTTTTAATCCTTTATTAACGACCAAAGAAATTAATAATGTAAATGAACTATTTCCATCCTCTCTAAGAGATGATATTCAGACAATAGTATCATTAATTCAGAAATATTTTGAATTTGAAAATATTTCTGATCATGGTGGAAATGCAAAATATATAAACACATTACACGAAATAAGAAATATTGATGCGATTGATATTGATAATTCAATCGAACTGAGGAAATGGTTTTTTGAATTTTCAAGATCATCTCAACTTTTAACTAAATTAAAAATTGACCCAAGAACATATTTGAAATATATTTCAACTATGTTGCAACAAAAAGGAACATTTGATGGTGCACGTTCTTTTTTTAGACTCATTTACAATAAAGCACCAATAATTTATATTCCCTGGGAAGATGTATTAATAACATCCGATGGAGAATGGAACGGAGAAGCCCAATATAGAATTTCGTTAGATGGTTCAGGTAGTGAATTAAAAGGATTTGTTCTTTCTAAAGGAACATTTGCCACCAATGATGGGTTTTTAAGCGAAAACAAAGTTCTTCAAGATAGTTATTACTATCAACAATATTCATACGATATAAAAATTGATGAGCCTGGATATGACTGGGACACGATCTTTAAAGAGTTGATGCATCCTGCTGGTTTTTTGCTTTTTTCTACATTTATTTTAATTCTTTTCGCGGAAGAAAAATCACAATCTCTTTCAATGCCCTATTTTCAATATGGTAAAATTGATATATTAACTAAACTCGTTAATATATTAATACAAACAAATACTTTAGAATTTACTGCCAATGATGTTTTTATTTTATTGAAATTTATTTTAATAAGTATATCCTCAAACACTGGAATTACTAATAATAAAGAATTATCAACCAGATTTATTTTTTATGATACAACAACCATAGAAGAATATGGTGATTTATCTATCGCGGGAATAGAAACCGGAGTTTTTAACACTGGTTCATATATTATTGATGTTGGTTCACCATAATTTCAATTTATGGTTATAAATAATATTAAAAATAAGAACTTATTTTATTAAAGATTTATTAGAGATTTAATTATATGACAGCCATTGCAACAAAAATACAAAGAATTGAAAACGCTAAAAATTTCATTTCAACCTTTTCAGATTCTCCTATTCAGGACCATCTATATTTATTTTTAGCAAAATCAGATTATTGGTCAACCAATAGAGATGCCACAGCAGACAATATCGTTGAAACACCAACAGGTGAAACTTACGATATTTCTCAAATACATAATGAAATGATTGCAATGAAAAAAGTTGAACCAAATAATTTTGTATGTGCAGTACCAACAATTAACTGGATTTCTGGTGAAACATATACTGCCTGGGATGATAAATTTTCAGAAACAGTAGAAGTTGATGGTGTTGATGTATATAATACAATATATGACAAGAATTTTTATGTAATAACAACATCATATAAAGTATATAAATGCCTTAGAAGTGGATCGGGAATTTCTTTTGATCAACCTTCCCATGTAGGAGTAGAACCATTACAATACTCTGATGGTTATGTGTGGCACTATATCTATACATTAGATGCGGCTAGTGTTTTGACATTTTTTAATAATAGTTATTGTCCAATTGTAGAAAAAACCAGTCAAGATGCAAATCAAGAAAATATTGCAGGCGGCATATTTAAAATAGTGGTTGAAGACGGTGGATCAGGATATCTTACTGCACCAACAATTACTATAGAAGGAAATGGAACAGGAGCAGTTGCAACAGCAACATTGTCCGGAAATTCTGTTTCAGAAATAACAATAGATTTAACAGATTCGATTGTCGAAGGCGGTAAATATGGTCTAAAACATGGAACCGGATATGACTATGCTAAAGTGATAATATCTAGTGCATCTGGTTCTGGTGCAAGAGCACGAGCAATTTTATCTCCACCAAATGGGCATGGATATGACCCTATATCGGAATTAGGTGCATATAATGTAGAAATTGCCATAGATATTAATGATGATGAAGATGGCGATTTTATTATTACTAATGATTATAGAAAATTAGGATTGATCAAAAATCCAAATGAAGGTTCTCCAGAAACATTGGCGACCTCTACAACATTGAACTGTTTAAAGTCAATGGTTGTATCTGGTGGTACATTCGTTCCAGATGATATTATTGAAGATCAAACAACCAATGCATTTGCATATGTGGATGCATACGATTCTGGCACAAATACTATTTATTACCATCAAAACGATAAAACTGGATATAAAACATTTGGTGTAGGAAATATAATTACAACCACTGTTTCTGGTGAATCAGGAACAATAACAACATTGATTGATCCTGAATATTCTCCATTTTCTGGTGAAATAATATTTATGGAATTCAGGTCAGCCATTGAAAGAACATCAACAACAAAAGAAGAAATTCGTATTGTTCTTCAATTTTAAATATCCGAAATACTCATTTTTGAATAAAAAAGAAATACATATATATGTCATCACGCATTATCACAACACAACCTCCATATAGAGACGATTTAGATATAAACAAAGGATATTATCGTATTCTTTATCGTCCTGGCTATGCCGTACAAGCCAGAGAATTAACGCAACAACAATCTATGCTCCAAACTCAAATTGAAAAGTTTGGAAAACATGTTTTTGATGAAGGATCGTTAGTAACGGGTGGTCAATTTGATATTGATACAAATATACCATACGTTCTTCTTCAAAATATTAATAGTGCTGGTAATGCGGTAATACCTTCCAATTTTGTTGGCATTACCGTCATCGGACAGACTTCTGGTGTTACAGGAAAAATAATACACGTTGAGCAAGTTGTTGAAAATGGCATTTCTTATTATGTGGGATTTGTTCGTTATTTTAGTGGTTCAGAAACATCTTCAAATTCTGTATTTTCATCTGGTGAAACCTTAGAAGATATTTCTAATTCTCTGAATACAATTGTTGTAAAAACAGAAAATTTTGGTGAAGTTTCTGTTACTGGAAAGGGATCATTATTTACTATTGAAGAAGGGGTTATTTTTAATAATGGATTATTCATAGATTTTGCAAAACAATCTGTTATTTTAGATGCATTTTCATCTGTTCCATCTGGAAGAATTGGATTTATTATTAATATAACATATGTGGGTTTTGGCGATGATGAATCATTATTAGATAATGCAAATGGAACTACAAATTATAATGCTCCAGGTGCAGATAGATTGAAAATCAATCCAGTATTAACTAAAATTGATTTAGATGATGAAGCATCTCTTCCAAATTTTGTTGAATTGTTTACCATAAAAAATGGTGTTGTTCAACGAAAATATGATAGGTCTCAATATGCAATATTAGGAGATGAAATTGCTAAAAGAACATATGATGAATCTGGAGATTATTGTGTTAAAGGAATGGGTGTTCGTATTCGAGAACATCTCGATACCGGTAGTAATGAAGGATATTTAACATCTGCCAATGGGGGTGATTCAACTAAACTTGATATAAGTATTGAACCCGGTTTAGCCTATGTGAAAGGTTATGAAATTAATAAATTAGTTTCTTCTCATATCGAAACTAATAAAAGTACAGCGTTTGAATATGTAAATTCCCAAATACTTTCGGCACGATCTTCTAATTACTTATTATTAGAAGAAGTTGTAGGAATACCATCTTTAGATATTGGAACAATTGTTGATTTATATATTGGAGATACTGGTTCTCCTAATGTGGGTGAACAACGTATAACTAATTCATTATTAAGTACAGCATCACCTTCTGGTACAAAAATTGGTACCGCAAAAGTTAAATCATTAACATATGATTCAGGTACATTAGGAACACCTTCTGGAAGACTTAGATTATATCTTTTTGATATTCAATTAGATACATCTATTCATTCATTTGAAAGTATACGTTCTGTTCATTGTTCTTCTCCTACAAACTTTTTTGCGGATGTTGTATTAAATGCATCAGGTAATGCTATTTTAAATCAAAAATTTAAATATCCATTATTATATGGTGTAGGAACAAATCATACAAAGACTATTCGTAGTGACAATGATTTATCAGATACGACATTTTATTTTCAACGTTCTAATTCTAACGTACTTATCAACTCTAATGGCACATTAGATATTGCTGTAAATATAACCAACGAAAAATTTGGTTATGGAGCAGGAATATTATCGGAAATAGAAAAACAAAGTCTATTTCTTTCGGTCAATGAAGATGTTTCTCTTTCGATGACGGGAACTGTTTCTGGAACAAGTGGAACGAAAACACTAACCGGAAGTGGAACCGCATTTACTCGATTGAATGTTGGCGATAAAATAGAAATCACAGGTATTACTGGAACATATATTATTTCTTCTATTACTAATGATACATCATTGATAGTTGATCGAGATTTAACTGGTTCTCCTAGTGGCGCTGCTTATGAAAAAGTATACTATACAGGAGATTATATCAATCTTCATGGCAAAGGAAGTGATTCAGGAACTTCAAGAACGGTTGAATGTAATTCAACAAGAACGAGTCTATCATTTGATCTTAAAGAAACTTTTTCTGGAACGGTTAGTGCATCCATAGGATATAAATTAGCTCGTTCATCCGCTTATGAAATTAGAAAACAATTAAAATCAAATAGATTTGTTCAAATAGATTGTTCTATTTATGATTGGGGTTCTCCAGAAGATTTTCAAACGAAAATTAATTTAGGATTTTCTGATATTTTTCAAATCAGACAAATCAGAAAACATTCTTCATCTTTTTCTTCGTCATCAGATGGTACTGACGTAACCGATCAATTTATATTTAATAATGGACAAACAGATGATTATTATGATCATGGATATATTCAATTAAAAGATGGATATACATTAGATTCAACTGATTATCTATTAATTG